CAAATTGGTATTAGTCCAGTAAATTTAAAAGCTGCTGCAGGGGCCCCTTATCATGCACATAAGAGGGATAAAGTATTTGGTAGTCCTGAAAACTTTTCAGTTTTCTTGGACAAGGATATTTTGTTAGATTTACATGCAATAATGGATATTATAGATGCAGGTGGATCTCCACGCACAGCTTTTAAATGGACTTATAAGGATGAACCTATAAAAGTGAAGAAGATATTAGAAGGAAGAACACGTGTTTTTGCAGCCGGTCAGTTTAGTATGATGTGGCTAACAAAAATGTTCTTTGGTCCTTTCTTTGCATGGATGAAAAAACATAGATGTGTTTTACCATGTAAAGTAGGAATTAATGCTTCTTCTCCTGAGTGGGATGATCTTTATAAGTATTTTACAGCAAAGTTTCCAGACGGTGAACCTCCTCAATTCTACGTTGACGGTGACTATCCTTGGTTTGACAAACAACAGTATAATTATATTATAGCTGTTGAAGTAGCCTTGGAAGTATATAAGTTGAGTGGATGGACGAGTCGAGATTTGCAAGTTGCAAGAGCTTTGGCTGTAGTATACCAACACCATATGGTGCAGATTTTGGGTGATTGGTATGAATTTAATGTAGGTGGTGCATCAGGTCAGTATGGTACAGCTGAATTTAATAGTATTAAAGAAACTTTAAATCAGGTGCACGCATATACTTTAGCGTATATTAGATTTCAAATGGAGGAAAAACATATTTTATATAGTTTTTCCGATGGATTTGATAAGTGTATGAGAGATTATGATTTCTTTACGTGGGTGAGATTAGGTAATTATGGTGATGATAATGCGAAAGCAATATCACGTACAGTTGCCTCTTGGTATACTCAGGATAGACATAATAAGGCTTTTATAGCACTTGGATTTAATATGACTGATGCATCAGACAAGACCCTATCTCCGGTCTATAAAATCGACGCTATTACTTTATCTTTTCTTAAGCGCTCATTTAGATATGAGCCAGAATTAGGTAGTATTATCGCCCCTCTGGAGATAAAATCAATTTGGAAAATGTTATGTTACTATGTTCCTGGTGACATAACACAAATTGAACATTCCCGTATCGTTTGTGAAGAGGCACAACGACACATGTTCCTACATGGAAAAATAAAGTACGAATCTTTTATTTCTGAGTTAGAACAAGCGTGGGAGTACATGGGAAAGTCTTTTAAGATAAAGACTTATGAGGAACAAAAGGTGCAATATATTGAATGTGCAGATGGTCGAAGACCATACACATTCGTTGCAACCTAGGATAGTGAGCCGGCTATCCCCCCTAGAGGGTGTGAGCATTTTATAAGAGTGCTTGACGGCACGTTTTATATTTGCTCATTTTTGACGAGGTCAAGTAGATTGTATATCGAAGATCC